AATAATTTCATTCAAGCAAGCAACTTATAGTAATAATTTCATTAATGTTTATCTTAAATTTCCCATTATACTTTTAAACTAATTTTGTTGATTTATTATAAGTGAAATATACACAATGTCGAGTAAGACAACGTGCGCAAAGGTGAATAAGAACAGGGAACAGCCTTTACAAATTAAAACAACTAAATGAATATATAAATAAATATTTGTGGTGAATATATAAAATATAAATAAAGTAAAAAAATAAATAAAACAATTTAAATATTAAGTTTAATAGAGGCAGTCAGAAGACTGTCTATTTATGCTATTTAAGGGCATTTTAAAAATAGCAGTGCGCAAGTAGCGCAGAATAAAGAAAATTAAATAAAAGGGAAGTGAGTAAACAATAATGGGCAGACAAAGAGAGAGCAAGGTTGATTATTGGTTAAGACCCGATAAGATAGATTTATTAAAATGTTATGCGCGTGACTTTACACTTGCAGATATTGCACGTAAGATTGGTATATCATATAAAGTTTTTTGTGAGTGGCGCAAGAAGTACCCCGCAATAAATGACGCAATAGAGGAAGGAAAAGAAACTGTTGATTATCAAGTAGAAAATGCGCTATTAAAAACAGCGCTAGGCGGTTATAAAGTAAAAGAAGTTAAAACAATTATAAGCCCGCCCGATAAGAACGGAAACAGAAAAGTAAGGGTAGAGGAATTAGTTAAAGAGATGCCACCCAATCCGACCGCTATTATGTGTTGGTTAAATAACAGGAAGCCCGACAATTGGAAGCGCAACAGAGACCAATTTAAAACAGAAGATAAAGAAAACAGTAATATTACAGTTAATATTATCCGTAAAGGTGCGCAAAATGATGATAGCGAAGAATGGGAAGTAAACGCGCAAGAAAATAAAACAAATAGCGCAAATAAAAGTAAGGCTAAACAAAGCGCAAGCGCGCAGGATAGCACGGAAGAAGAATGGGATGCGCTGGAATGGAACGATGAATAACCATGAATATAGTTAAGGAAGTAGCAGAAAGATTTAGCGATTTTGTCTTTGATTGGTATTATGAGACCTATTTATTGGTAGGCGGTTACGGTAGCGGAAAAAGTTATCATATAGCGCTTAAAATTATATTAAAATGCCTACAGGAAAAGCGCAAAGTATTGGTAGTACGTGAAGTATATGACACATTAAGCGAATCATGTTATGACTTGTTTAAAGAGATTTTAAGCGGTATGAACCTTTTAGTAGAGGAAGAAAAGCGCGACACTAAAGCAAGAGTAAGAGCGTTAAAAGCGCCGATGGAGTTTAGATTCCCTAACGGTTCGCGCATTATATTCAAGGGAATGGATAAACCCGAAAAGGTAAAATCATTAAACGGTGTATCTATAGTATGGTTGGAAGAATGTAGCGAAATTAAATACGAGGGTTACAAAGAATTATTAGGACGTATTAGAACCCCTAATGTGAGTATGCATTTTATTTTAAGTTGTAACCCTGTAGGCAAAGAAAATTGGGTGTATAGACATTTTTTTAAAAGTATAGATGAAAAGGGAAACGAGCATACTATACTTGATGATGAAGAACTATATAAGAAAAGAACCCTAATACATAATGGCGTATATTATCATCATAGTTTAATGGATGATAACCCATATTTACCCGAGGGCTACAAAAAGCGATTAGAAGATATTAAGAACTATGATAAACCTTTATACCGTGTAGCACGTTGGGGAAGGTTTGGCGCAAACGGTGTTAGAGTACTACCGCAATTTAGAATAGCAAGTAACGCAAAGACATTTAAGAATGCAGTCAATACGCTAGGTGCAGAAAACATGTACTTTGGTTTTGACTTTGGTTTTGAGGAATCATTTAATGCGGTAATTAGTATGAGCGTAGATATTAAGCGCGGTTATCTATATATTTGGGATGAAATATACATGAATCATGTTACGGATGATAAATTTGCTAGTTATGAACCTATGCTTGAATTAAAACACCGCTTAGACGGTTACGCAACACAAGGCGTATATAAGCAGATTATAGCAGATAATGAAGACCCAAAGGCAATCAGTTATTACAGACAAAGAGGGTATCAGATGCGCGCGTGTAGAAATAAGTTTGCAGGGTCAAGATTAAGTAATACGCGTAAAATAAAGAGATTTAAAAAGATAATCTGTAGTCCAAAATGTAAGAATACTATTAGAGAGTTAAGAGACCTTACCTATTTAAAAAAGCCGAACGGTGATACGGTTTACGATAAGTTTAATATAGACCCGCATTCATTTAGTGCTATATGGTATGCATTAGATACCGTTACGGTTGCAGATTTAAAACAAAAAGACTTTAATTCTAAAGGCGGAAACAAATAAAATTATATTATATAAAGGAGTGATTTAATTATGTTTAAGAATTGTGTATTTAAGCCTAATGTTGATACAGTGAAATGGTTAAAGGCTTCACTAGTTAGAGCGGTTAAGACAATGGCGCAAACAGCGGTAGCGGTTATTGGTACAGCAACAGTCATTGACGTTGTGGATTGGAAAATGGTAATTTCAAGCGCTATTGTTGCAGGCATCGTTTCTATTCTAACATCTATTGGCGGTATTCCCGAAGTAGAAGAGGAATAAGCGGTAAATTAAATATTATACGTTGTGGTAGGACATACGCGCCTACCATGTTGTTATCAGTGATAAGGAGTAATGCAATGAAAGTTTTTATTTCCCAGCCTATGAAGGGGTTGACAAAACAAGAAATTAAATTAAATAGAGCAAAGGCTATTGAAAATATTAAATCTATTTGTGGTAATGATGTAGAGATTATTGACAATTATTTTGATAATAATGAAAAACCTTTATTTAATTTAGGTAAGTCAATTGAATTGTTATCAAAAGCAGATATTATTTATTTATGCAAAGGCTGGAATAAAGCGCGCGGTTGCAATATCGAATATATGTGCGCATCAGATTATGGTATTAAAATTATTTTTGAAAATGGGGTGATTTTAAATGAAAATTAATGTACACGGTGGACATTCTCTTAAATGCAGAGGAGCAAGTGGATTATTAGATGAAGTAAACGAAGACAGAAAAGTTAAAAACAAAGTCATTGAGTTGTTAAGAGCAAACGGACATACAGTATATGATTGTACGGATGATAATGGAAAAGACCAGAATTCTAACTTAAAAGCAATTGTCAATAAGTGTAATAAACATAAGGTTGACTTAGATGTCTCTATTCATCTCAACGATGGAGGCGGAACAGGTACAGAGGTATATGTCTATAGCGACAACTCAAAAGCCAAAGACGAAGCAACTAGAATTGCAGAAAAGATTTCTAACACTTTAGGCATTAGAAATAGAGGTGTTAAAACATCTACAAAGTTATATGTGTTGAGAAAGACAAAAAGTCCAAGTTTATTAATTGAATGCTGTTTTGTGGATAATGCAACAGATAAAGCAAAGTGGAACGTTGACAAGTGCGCAAAAGCGATTGTTGAGGGTGTTTTGAATGCTACAGTAAATAATGTTACTCATGCAGAAGCGCCAAAGCCTACACCAGCACCAGCACCAAGCGACAATATAACTAAATTAAATTATGATGGTTGGGTAGCAAGGCTACAGACAGAATTAAATAATCAGTTTCATAAAGGTTTAAACGTTGACGGCTTAAGAGGTTCTAAGACTTTAGACGCTTGTGTAACAGTTAAGCGCGGAGCAAAGGGAAATATCACAAGATTAATTCAAGAAAGATTAAACAGCGTAGGTTTTCATATTTCTACAGACGGTATTTTTGGCGGTGGAACAGAAAACGCAGTAAAGGTATTTCAGAGAAACAGAGGATTAAGCGCAGACGGTATTGTAGGTAGAAAAACGTGGGATTGGTTATTGAGAGGAACTAGAAAATAAAAGGAGTGTTGAGGTATGTCTTTTAGTGAAGAGCAGAAAGCAACAACTACAGAAGTGTTAACGGCGTTTAACAGAATACCATACGCGTTAATTAATGCAGAGGTTGACGGGTCAGCAAGAGACACTTTAAGCGAGTTGACGAAGATATGCGAATATTATAGAATATATAAAAAAGGTGCTAAGTTCAATGCAGAAGGAACAAACGGCGATTATGTACCCGCAAAGTTAAATTATAAGATGTGCGCTTCACTAGTGAACAAAGAAGCCCGTTTCTTGTTTGCAGAACAGCCCGACATTGTTGTAGAGCCTAAAGGTGATTTAGGGAAGACAACGCAGGAAATTAAAGACGCCATAACACAGATGAACGATTTAGTAAAAACGGTATTAGATAAAAACAATTTTGAACAGAATCTAATTAAAGGCGCTAAGGATTGTTTTATTGGTAAGCGTGTAGCGGGTTTAGTTAATTTTAATGAAGTTGATGGCGTTACAATAACTTTCTTACCTTCTACACAATTTATTTATGATACCAAGATAGGCAATTCAAACATTATTACAAAGTTTGTTTGTTTCTTCATTGTAAAGGATAGTGTCACATTAAGTGATAAGCGAATATTTAAGAAAAAGTATGAACTAGTTAATAATGTGGTATATTTAGAAGAGGTTTTATATGACGGTGCAGGTGTAGAATTAGAAGTGGTTACGGAAAGACAGGAAATTTTATTACCTGTTATACCTGTTAGTATTTTTATTAATGACGGCTTGCTAGGTGACGAGAAAGGCGAATCAGAAATAGAAACACTACAGGATGAAGAATCATGGTTTAGTAAGTTATCAAACGCAGATATTGACGCGCAAAGAAAAGGGATGAACCCTATAAAGTATGTTGTTGATATGGATAGCAACAGTACAAAGAATTTATCAACAGGAGCGGGCGCTTTCTGGGATATGGGGTCAGACCAAAATTTAGACCAGCCCCACCCGCTTGTAGGTTTGCTAGAACCTAACATGAGTTATAGCGCTAGTTTAAATACTACACTAAAGCGTGTTAAAAAGTCAGCGTATGAGCAAGTAGACATGCCCGACATTGAGGAACTACAAGCAACTATAACAAGTGGTAAAGCATTAAAGGCTATATATTGGGGCTTGATTGTTAGGTGCAAGGAAAAGATGAAGATGTGGACGCCACAATTAAGAAATATGGTTGACATTATTATACAAGGGGCTATTATTTACCCGCATTGTATAGAAAAGTACGTTGATTATGAATTGACGAATGTACCTTATGAAATTAAAGTAGAGCAGAAAATACCACTCCCCGAAGATGAAATAGAAGAAAAGAACATTGATTTGTCAGAAGTTGAAAGTAAGACAATGAGCCGTAAAGCCTACATGAAGAAGTGGAGAGGTTTAACGGATGATGAAGTCCAAGAAGAATTGGAACAGATAGCAAAAGAAAGACAAATGATAGAAGAAAGTTCTTTCATGGGTGCAGAAGACACAGAGCCTTACCCTATAAACGCAAATAAGGACACTACAGGGATAAACTAATAAAATTGATATAAATATACCTAAATTAGAAAGGGGGCGCTAGAATGGCAAATAAACTTGTTTTTAAGGACGCCGAAGAAGCAAAGAAAAGTATCATGGTGGAACAACAAAAGGAAATTGCTAAACTATATGAAGATTGGGCGGATGACATAGCAAAACAAGCGGAGTATTATTCCCACAAGTTCAATTCTAGCGCTTATGTTTCTGAAAGGTATTACAAGCAGTTAAGAAGACAGTTAAGGAAGACAAGTCAAGAGGTCAGTAATGAGATATATAATAAAATAAAAAGTAATATGTATCTTATATCAGACGAGGTTGTTAAGAGTAATGTGAAATGGTTAAAGTCTTTTGGTTTTTCAGAGGAAGGCTTAAACGCTACTTTTAGTTATGTGCCTAAAGATACGGTTGAGAGACTTGTAACAGGTCAGATATATAAGAGCGGTTGGAGTTTAAGCAAAAGAATTTGGGGAGACAACGAACAGACTTTAAAGGATATATACCAAGTAATGGCAAAAGGAATTGCCGAGCAAAAGCCTATTTATGATATTGCGAAAGATTTAGAAAGTTATGTTAGACCTAATGCGCGCTTGCCATGGAATTTACGCATGGCGGACGGTGTGCGAATATATAAGAAACAGGTTGACTATAACGCGCAGAGATTAGCGCGTACACTAGTACAACATAGTTATCAGCAGAGTTTTGTATCAACAACGAAAGATAACCCGTTTATTTTGAATTATGTTTGGCGTGCAAATGGTAGTCATGTATGCGAGTTATGTATGTCACGTGATGGCGTGCACTACAAAAAGGACGATTTACCAATGGACCACCCTAACGGTATGTGTGTAATAGAACCAAGCATAGATAAGGACATGAACGAAAAACTAGCGGATTGGTTTAACAGTCCAGATGGAACATACCCCGAGATAGACGAGTTCGCAAGTAATTTTGGTTATGAAGCGAAGCCGATTAAGTCGGTAAAGGATTATTTAGATAAATACGGCAATAGTACAAAGTCAATGAATGCATGGTATCAAAGCATGACGCATATTCAAAAGGCAGAAGCGAAGTATCTTAAACAGCAGGAAGGCTTGACATGGCAAGAATGGTATAATAAGCATATATATAACGGCAAAGATAAGCAGATTAAGGAATATCAAAAGAAATATTTAAACGCTTATGGCTTTAACAAAAATAAAATGCCAAGCGATTTTGATGAATGGTTTAATAATCTAAAGTTTGAAGATATTTTCGACATAGAACAGATAATGAGCGCTAAAGGCAGTTATGATGATTATATAAAGGCGTCAGAAGCGTTCTATAAAGAGTATTTAGAAAACAAGACAGAAAAGGCAACTGTTAAAAAAAGGCGGTAAAAGAGACCGCAAAAGGTTTCTTTTCAGCAACTCCCGACCCTAACGGCGGTTTTAATAAGGATATTGAATATATTGTTAAATTGCCGAAAGGTTCGCAAGCAATGTATATAGATAGCATTTCAGCAAACCAAGGAGAAAAAGAAATTCTATTAAACCGTGGCGGTAAGTTTATACTTGAAGATGTAGAGTATTATTCAGATAACAAGACCCCTAAAAAGATATATATGACATTAATTAATTTACAGAGTAAAGCATAATTTATAAATTGTTTGATTAGTGCTATTTGTTTGATTAGTGCTATAATGTATTTAAAAGAAAAGGAAAAGGAGAATATCAAGATGGTTAGAAAGAATGAAACAAAATTAAATAGTATGAATGATAAATTTACAAAAGACCCTTTAAAAATGGAGCGTATCACAAATAACGATTTAAAGCGTATCACAAATAACGATTTAATCTGTAGGGATTGTAGATTTAAGTTTGATGATACAGAAAAACCATGTAATACGTCTAAATGTGCTAAATTTAACCGTATAAAGCCTAATGAGGTATTAGACGGTAAATATTGCCTACAATACGAAAGAGCCCCTAAAACGCAAAATAAGGGCAAATAGAGCATATAGGCGATAACTAAAGCAATCGAAAACAAATACGATTGAAAATGCGGTTGAAAATAATCAAAAATAATTTAAATAAATTAAATAAAAGTGTTTACAAATTTGTATAAATATGGTAAAATACAATAGAGTGGTTAAGTATACAAGTTTTGAAGAAAAGAAGGTAAAAAGAAAATGAGTGAAGAGGAATTAAAAAAAATCAAGCCGTTACAGGTTAGATGTACAAATTGCAATGAGCAGTTTGAACTAACAACAAATTTAATTGGTGCGAATGGTATTAATCACAAAGTAGAATTTACCTATAGAGAAGAAGGTAGAGAGGATAAAAAATTATATTTAACTTATTATGTTTGCCCTAAGTGTGGTAAAAAATATTTTGTGCAGATTGATGATAAAATGTCATTAAAAGCATTTAAGACCATTTCTAAGAATTTTATTAAATTAGCGAGATTAAAACAGAGCGGTAGAGTTACAAGGAAACAGCAGTTGAAATTTAATAAACAGCGCAGAAATTTAGAAGCATATAGAAATAAATTAAAAACCTATTATGTAGGTAAAACCGTATATGATAAAAGAACGGATGAAAACTTTATTTTAGTGTTAAGTATTTAAATTAAATTGCGAAAGAGGTATTCAAGATGAATAAAGAAAAATTAAATAAATTTATCATGCTGGTTAGGTGTGATGAATGCAAAAGCAAATTTGAATTGTATAAAGATGATTTAAAGAAAACTATTGTAAATTTAGACGGCGTAAATGTGCATTTAGTTTACTTTATGTGCCCAAAGTGTAAAAAGATTTATCATGTATCAATTCAAGATAAAAATTATTATAATTTTGCGCATGATTTAGAAAAGGCAAAAAGAAAGTTGCGCAACTATAAAGGCAATGACAGCGTAGTAATCAATAAGTTATGTGCTAAAGCACTAGAGAAAAAGAAGATTTTAGAAAAGTACGTTGATTTAGTAAACGATACTTATAGCGGGACGTTTGAGTTCGTAGCGTCAGAAAATAATTATGACGGTTATAAAATTATCTACCATGAGAGCGAAAAACATGGATTAAATAAAGGAGAATAAAAACATGAAAGACGATGAATTAAACAATATTGTTGACGACGTAGAAGACGAAGACGGCGCAGAAGGCGCAGACAACGGGCAGAATACCGACAATCATGACGATGATAACAACGGTACAAATGCAAGCAATACAGATGATAACAAAGGCGGAAACAAAGGCGGTAAATTATTCACACAAAAAGAAGTAAATAGATTTACTGCAAGAAAAAAAGAGCAGGGTAGAAATTCAGCCTATAAGGCTTTAGGTTTAGACCCTAAGAATAAAAAGGCTATTGAAGCGGTTAAATCTTTTGTAGAAAGTCAGAAGACAGAAGAACAGAAGAACGCAGAGCGTGAAGCAGAAAATAACACTAAATTATTAGAATTAGAACAGCGCGCAATGTTAGCAGAAGCAAAAGCCGAAGTGATGGCGCTAGGTGTCAAAGGTCAGTTTGTAGATGACGCCGTAACGCTAACACTTGCAAAAGTAAATGATGATAATGATTTAAAAACAGTTATTTCAAGTTTTAAGGATAAGTACCCTATTTGGTTTAAACCAAGTGAAGAAGATGAAAAAGGTTCTGTAGGTCAGCGCGGTACAGGTTCAAGCGTTAACAACTCTAAGGAGACTAACGATGGCGAGCACAAAAATGGATTAGGCGTAAGACTTGCAACGCAGAGACGCGGGAACCATAAAAAATCATCATATTGGGGAAATTAAAACAAATTAATTTATTTTGAGAGGAGTTTGAATTTATGTTAAACAAGCATATGATTATCAAAGATAGTTACAATAATGTAAATCAGATTTTAGCAGACCCAAATTTACAGTTTAGTATTGGATGTATCATTCCGCAGAATTTAGGGAATGGTAAAGCGGGAACACCAATTTACGTAGATTTAAGTAACATTAATGTTGTTTGTAAAAAAGTAGATAATACAGTAACTTTTGCAAATGCGGTATTATTGCATGATGTAGATTTATCTCACGGACAGACAAATGGAACAGCGTTAATTTTTGGTTTTGTTGATTTAAACAAGGTTGATACAACTACACAAACATTGTTAAAAAAAGCACTATCTACCGATGGCGCTACTAAATTAATTACACTAGTTAATTGTAACGGTTAAAAGAAAGGAGATAAGATATAATGACAATTTTCGATTTAATGAGTTCACAAGAACTTACAGCATATTGGGAAACACTAACAGCAGATGAAGCGCCATATCCATGTGAAGAACTTTTCCCCGATGATAAAAAGCGCGGGTTAAGTCTAAAATGGATTAAAGGCTCAAAGGGTCTACCTATTGCACTTAAAGCAAGCGCTTTTGATGCCAACGCAGTGCCACGTGCACGTATTGGCTTTACAAGACTTACGGCAGAAATGCCATATTTTAAAGAATCAATGTATATTGATGAAGAATTAAGACAGGAATTAAACATGGTTTTAGAAACAGGAAACCAAGCCTATATTGATAGCGTCATGAATAAGATTTTTGATGATGAAACATCATTGTTAAGAGGTGCTAAGGCAACAAGAGAAAGGATGCGCATGATGGCGTTAACAACAGGCGTTGTTTCTATGACTTCTAACGGTCAGTGTTTCAGTTTTGATTATGGCGTAACACATAAAGGAAATGTAGCCGTTAAGTGGTCAGAGACAGCAACATCAGACCCTATCGAAGATATTAGAGTAGCGAAAGAAAAAATTCGAGATGAAACAGGCGCAGTTATTACACGTGCCATGTGCGATGGCAAGACATGGAGAAATTTAAGAAATTCAGAAACAGTTAAGAAGGCTATTTTTGTTTTAACTAATGGCGCGGGTGCGGTATCAGATAAGCAGTTAAGACAGTATCTGATTGATGAATTAGAAATTGAGGTACTTGTTAACGATAAGCGTTACGTTGACGAAAAAGGAACAACTACTAAATTTATGCCTACAGGTACTTTCGTTTTATTCCCAAGCGGTGATTTAGGTAAAACATGGTTTGGTACAACACCAGCAGAAAGCGACTTAATGGGCGGTTCAGCTGCTAACGTATCAATTACAGATACAGGCGTAGCCGTTACATCAGTACAGAAAACAGACCCTGTTAACGTTGAAACTATTGTTTCTATGATTTGTCTACCATCTTTTGAAACAGCCGACCAGGTTTATATTATGGACACTGAAACAGTTGGTTAATAAAGGGGCGTTAATTTATGGTTGATATTACAAACAAAGTTGATACTTATAGTGTAACAAAAGGCGCTTATGAAGATATTTTCAAAAGACAGGGTTTTAAACCCGTAAAGGAAGAAAAAGAAGACAAGAAAGAAACAGTTGAAGAAACTAAAAAGACAAATGAAGAAGCGTATATTGAGGAATTGATGGAAAAGCCTATTTCTCAATGGAATAAAGAAGAAGTAAAAACATACGCTTCTCTTAAAAATATTGATATTTCTAACACAAAGAATATTGGTGAAGCAAGAAATATTATTAAACAGTCAATTGATAAAGAATAATTAAGTTAAATTATATTATTGAGAGGTGAACCATATGACAGATATTGAAATTATCAAAAAGGAAATAAGAGAAGCGCAAGCGCCTTATTTTGATGATGATGACTTTAGTTATTATCTACAAAAGAATAATGGTGATGTCAACGCTACTATTTATGAAATGTTGATAATTAAGTCAGAAGATAGCACTATATCTGTTAGTGGTTTATCTACTAGTGATACATCATCATATTTTAAAAGGTTGGCGTCAAGATATAGAAGATACAACAGCGGTATTTTATCAGACGATTAAAGAGGTATGCGGTATGATTAATACAAAATTTGAAGCGTACAAGTTAAGACGTGAATTGAAGCGTAGCGGTAAAGTTTACAAAGTAGAGCGCTATGGTGTAAATGGATATGGTGAGCCTGTTAAAAATGTTACTAGTAAAGTAGGCGAGTTTAAAGGCTTGTATCATGAACAAAATGGATATATGCAAATGTCAACAACAGATACAACGCAAATTATATCTAAAAAAATACCTATGATTATGTGTTTATTTGAGGATATTAAAGAATTAAATTTAAAAATAGATGATGTCATAATGATAGGCGAGCAGGACAAAAACATTGATTTTACAGAACATAGAATAACAGGTGTTACAAATATACAGAATTGGGGTATAATTGCCGATATATCTTTAGAGCCTGTAGAAAAGATTAACAATCCTTTTGGTAGGTGATATTATGGCAATAAAGATTGAATATGATAAATCTAAGTTAAAAAAGAATTTAGATACTATGAGCGTAAAATTAGGGGCGCTAGTATTAATGTACGCGTCCACAAAGGCTAGTTTGTTAGAAAGTGAAATGAAAACCAATAGACCGTGGACAGACCGAACGGGAATGGCAAAAGCGACATTAAGGGCGCGAGTGTCACAACCTAACAGCGATACAATACGTATTACATTATCACATGGCGTAGAATATGGCAAATGGTTAGAATTAGCGCATGAAAAGAACTATGCAATTATAGCGCCAACAATCAAGAAAGAAGCCCCAAGGGTTGTAGAAGACTTAAATAACATTTTAGATAAAATTAAATTATAAACGAAAGGTGGTGAGACTGTATAGATAATATGTCACATTATGAATATATTACAAAAAGCAATTCGATTTGGAAAGACATATATAACAACCTAAAAGATTGGTATAAAGGAGAAGTGTCTATTTATCCTGCTGGTATTAAAACGGGTGAATGTATAATGCCTTATATCGTTGTTGCATATGGCGGTGGTTCTAAGTTATCAAGTTTTAGTACAGTATGCGATTATTACACATTGATGTTATATGTACCTAAACAGGAATACAGTCTCTTAGAGCCTTTTATTGCAGATACTAAAGAGGGGATGAAAAGGCTAAAGCCTAAAGTATTACCTACACATGAGCAGACTTCTAGTTATTATGATGATGAAGTAAAGGCGCATATGGTTAGTTTGACTTATAAAAATTACAAAAAGTTATAAATGCTTAGTTAAGTTATATTAAATTAATTTAGTTAGAAAGGAGTTATAAATTATGGCTGGAAATGTTAAAAAATCGAAAGCAGAAATCGCTACTATTGATTGTAGTTTAGTAACTATCGAGACTACAAGCGGGGAGTTTGGTTTTGATACAGCAAACAAAATTGAAGTAGAACCGCAGATTGAAGAAGAAGATGCTGTTAAATTAGTTGTAAAAGGTATCTTAAGAGCGCAGAAGCCTAAAACTTCTACTATTACAGGCAATGAAATTACATTGACAGATAACGTATTCAATCCCGAACTAGTTGTAGTTTTGCAGGGCGGTGAGATTACATATGATAGTAAAGAAACATCAAAGGTAACAGGATATACACCACCTGTAGCGGGTTCAAGTAATAAAGGTACAGTGTTTAAATTAAACGTATATACAGCGCAGTACGATGCGAGCGGGCAGATTGTACAGTATGAAAAGATTACATATCCTAATTGTCAAGGAACACCCGTCGCTTTTGGGTCAGAAGATGGAGCGTTTAGAGCGCCCGAGTATACAATCAATTCAGCGCCCAAAAATGGCGAAGCACCTTACACAATTACATATGTATCAACACTACCAACGTTAACAGCGTAGTAGTATTATAAATTAAATTAAAACAAGTTACGAGAGGATAGAGAGATATGAAAGAATATAGAAATGAAAATGTAAACTATAATGGAAGAAGCGGAAATTTTGAAAGTAATGACATAACTAACGATTACTACAAGACCGAAAGATATGATACTGTGAGCAATGAGCGCACTATGTCAAAAGAATATGATACTATGAGAACGCCTACATCAGATAATCATGTAAAGCCTGTTAATTGTGATGAAACAATGATTGTTACAAGTCTATCAGATTTACATAGTTATTCTAATGGTACTATTGTACGTTTTCCCGATTTTGCAGAGGGTCAGCCTTTTGTTGCAAGAGTTAAAAGACCATCTTTGTTAATGCTAGCAAAGATGGGCAAAATTCCGAACGCATTGTTAAATTCAGCAACGCAGTTATTCACAAAAGGCGGTAGCGGTATGGACACCAAAAACGGAAAAACGTTATCAGATATTTACGATATTTGTGAGGTAATTGCTAAGGCTTCTTTAGTTCAGCCTACTTATGATGAGATTATTGATAGTGGTATGACATTATCAGACGACCAAATAATGGCAATTTTCAATTATACACAAAGCGGAGTTAAGGCTTTGGAAAACTTTCGTAGCGAGCAAGAAAATTTTAAACGTGCTAGGGTTGGCTAACATCTACAAGTGCCGACCAAGCACGCTTTTAGACATTTCAGACCCGTATACTAGTTTATGTTTTGATGAAGCATGTGCATATATCATACAGAAGTTAGAGGATGGGGAAGAACCAATTTTCAAGGCAAAATATAGTTCTTTTAAAGACTTATACGCGCAGTATGAAAATTAAATAAAATTAATTTATTTGTGGAAAGGGGTGAGAGTGTGGCAATAGACGTAGGTTCAGCGGTTGGATATTTAGACCTTGATATAAACGGGTTTCTAAAAAGTTTAAAGACAGCGCAAAACGAAGCAGGAGACATTACAAAAAGAATATCTAGCACGATAGGCGGACATCTACAGAGTGCGGGCAAGAATTTGGAGACAGTCGGGTCAACTCTTACTAAGACAGTTACAGCGCCTATTATTGGTTTAGGCGGTTTAGTTATAAAAACTAGTTCCACTTTTGAAAGTGCAATGTCACGAGTGCAAGCGGTCAGTGGTGCGAGCGGTGGAGAATTGCAGAAATTAAACAAAAAAGCCCAAGAATTAGGCGCAACTACTGCATGGTCAGCGAGTGAAGTTGCGGACGGCATGACAGAGATGGCTAAGGCTGGTTGGAGTGCAAGCGATATTATTGATGGTATGGCTGGCGTTTTAAATTCCGCGAGTGCGAGCGGGGAAGATTTAGCGCAGGTATCAACAATAGTTGCAGACGCAATAACAGGCTTTGGACTAAAAGCAAAAGACGCATCACGAGTAGCCGACCTGTTAACGCAGTCAGCAAATGCGGGAACTATTGACATTACAGATTTAGGGGAATCATTTAAATATATTTCACCTATTGCAAAAACAATGGGGTTTAGTATTGAAGATGTGACAACGGCTATTTCCGCTATGTCTATGTCGGGTATTAAAGGTTCGCAAGCAGGAACGGCGTTACGCACCATGCTTGCAAGAATGGTTAAGCCGACAGATGATGTTAAGAGCGCAATGGATGAATTAGGTATAAAATTGACTAATTCAGATGGTTCATTTAAAAGTTTGAATACAATTGTATCAGAAATGCGCGGAAGTTTTAGCGGTATGACAGATGAACAAAAAACCTATTATGCCACTGTTTTAGCAGGACAGGAAGGTATGAGCGGTTTGTTAAGTCTGTTAAGTTTATCACAAGGCGAATATGACAAATTAGCCGACAGTATGAACAATTGTAAAGGCGTAGCAGAAGACACCGCCAAAACAATGCTTGATAATTTTGGCGGACAGTTAACAATTCTTAAGAGTTCACTGGAAGGTGTAGCGATACAGCTCGGTGAGGTGCTTTTACCTTATTTTAAAAATTTTGTTGATTGGGTTCAAAAAGTTGTGTTGAAATTGCAATCAATGACAAAAGAGCAGAAAGAACAGATAGTAAAATGGGCTATGTTTGCGGGTGCAATCGGTCCAACATTGCTTATTTTTGGTAAGTTAACGTCTAGTATTGCACGCATACAAGAAGGGTTCGCGTTATCTAAAGCGGGTTTCAGCGGATTAGGTAAAGAAGCGTCGGTTTTAGGTTCGTTCTTAGGTGGTTTAAGCGCCCCAATGATTGCAAGTGCGGCTGCAGTCGGGGTACTAGTTACAGCGTTTATGACACTATGGAAAACTAACGAACAATTTAGAAATAACATGACGGCAACCTTTAAAGAGATAACCGCGAGTTTTAGTGCATTTTTTAGCGGTATTTCCGAAAGGTTCAGCGCTTTAGGTATTAGTTTAGAATCAATCGTAAATGTGATAAAATCTGTATGGCTAGGCTTTTGTAATTTGCTAGCGCCGATTTTCGAGAGTGCATTTAGTCAAGTAAGTATAGTTATTAATACAGTATTAAATGTTATCTTAGGCATTGTAGATGTATTTATAGGCGTATTTACAGGCAATTGGACGCAGGCGTGGAACGGCATAAAAGAGATATTTAATTCAGTTTGGGAAGGAATCAAAGCATCATTTAGTAATGTTGGTTCATTATTGGGTGGTGTAGCAAATTCAATTTTAAGTTGGTTTGGTACTTCTCTAAGCGGTATATGGAGCAGTATAACAGGGTTCTTTATTAACATGGGCAGTTCAATAGTCAACGCGGTTTCTGGTTTTGCAATTAATGTTGTAAATAAAGGCAAAGAGATGGCTGTTAATTTTGCAAATGCGGTTGTTACATTCTTTACAGACCTACCTTATAAAATCGGTTATTTCTTAGGTTATGCTCTTACAACTATAGCAGTGTGGACGGTCAGCATGGTAAACAGTGCGCGAGAAATGGGAACTAATTTTGTTAATGCAGTTGTTACATTCTTTAGAAACTTGCCAACAAACGTTATGAACTTTTTAACTAGTGCTTATAATATGGTCAGACAGTGGGGTGTAAACATGGTTAACAGTGCAAGACAGGTTGGTATTAATTTTGTAAATAATGTTGTTAATTTTATTAGACAATTGCCAAGCAATGTTTTAAGATGGTTTAATAGCACGATAAACAGCGCAAGAAATTTTGTGAGCGGATTAGGCGCTAAAGGTCGAGAAGCAGGGCAAAGCCTATTGAACAATGTTGTTAATACTGCTAGAAGCATACCGTCAAAAATGTTAAGTATTGGTTCAAACATCGTTGAAGGTGTTTGGAAAGGTATTATGTCAGCGAAAAACAGATTCGTTTCTAACGTCAAAGGCTTCTTTAAGGGAATTGTTGATGGTGCTAAAAGTGCTTTAGGTATTCACTCCCCATCTACAGTTTTCGCAAATGAAATTGGTATTTATTTACCGCCTGGAGTTACAAACGGCTTTAAATCAGCAATGCCCGCAATGCTAAGAAACATCCAAGGTATGTTGAATAAAGGCGTTAATAACTTAAGTATAAACGATATAGCGGTAAATATGGCTGGTTCAGTTGGTGACTTCTCAAGCGCCGTTAAATCAATGTATAACGATATAGCGGTATGGTTTGATAGTATTGATACTAGAATAGGTAAATCGGTTGATAACATGCTTAAATCGTTAAATACGCTTATTCAGACGGGCAATCTATTTATTAATTCAGATGGTTCAGTTGGCTATGTAGGCTATAACGGTTTTGACAGAAACAACAATTCAAACGGATATGTTGATGTTAAAAAACCAAAAGGAGACAATGGAAACGGTGATACATTTATCTTTAATAGTCCAAAACCAATAGACGAGATAGAAGCATCAAGACAGATGAAGAAGACAAAACAGGAATTAGCAGAAGGCTTTTAAATAAAGGGGGTAGTTGAATGGTTGAAGATATTATATTACAGAATATAACAACTAGTGATAAAATTGAAATGAGCATGACAGCAACCCCCGATTATGTTTTAGAAAATGTCGATTGGGGAGCGATTGAAAGTACGCATCACTCTTGCAAATATATAAATCAAAATGGCGTATACGTAACAGGTACAGCGCTAGGAACTAGAACGGTAACTATTACAGGTTGGGTTATTGCCGATAATGATACAATCATGACGGATAGAAAAAGAAAATTAAACAGATTTATCAACCCGCAACAGGAAATTAAATTATTTTATAAGAGTTATACTATTAGTTTTCTACCTAATACAACTATTAAATATTCTACAACTAATGCAGATAATAACGAGGTTATTTGTAAATTCAAGATTGAAGGTCTATGTGCATATCCATTATTTAAGGATATTCAGACAACAATTATATCAGCGTCGCTGGTTGAACCAACTTTTCATTTTCCCTTAGAGATTGAAAAATGGCGCGGAGCGGTGCAGACAGATAAAGGCGTTACTTTTGGCGTAAAGCAGAAAAATAGAATATTTAATGTAGTAAATAAAGGTGATGTGCCTACAGGTATGAAGATATTATTTAAAGCAAATGGCGCAGTAACCAATCCAAGTGTGACAAACATCAGAACGCAAAGTTATTTTAAATTAAATAAAACCATGATAAACAAAGAAGAAATAACTGTTAATACTGTTATAGGCAGTAAAAAGATAACAGGCAAGCAGGACGGCGAAGAAGTAAATTACTTTAAATATCGTGATTTAAACAGCGATTGGCTACAATTAGAAGTTGGCGATAATGTATTACAGTTTGACGCCGATGCGAACGTACAGAATTTAGATGTATATATTTATTTTAATGATAGTTATTTAGAGGTACAGGAATGTTATTAAACGGTCAAGTATCAATCAATATTTTTAAGGTTGACAATACAACTTTTGAATTGGTTGGAGAAGTAAATAACTTTAGTAGTTTGATGTGGTGCGACAAATACAACGGTTACGCTAGTTTTGAGATATGGGCGTCGATTACAGATGAAAACGCGGAACTATTCAAGAAAGGTTATTTTGTTTGGTGTGGCGGTGATACCGCGGGAATTATTGAAATGATTAAAAGCGAGATGGATGAAGACGGAAACAAAACGTTTAATATCAAAGGTCGAACACTAGAAGCAATTTTGACAACTAGGATTATATGGGGAACATATATCGCTAGTAATATGAATGCTTCTACTATCATGTATGAGATAGTCAGAAATAACTGTATAAATAATTCACAAACTAGCAGGAATATACCTTATTTAGAATGTGCGGTTGATAAGTTTTTAGGTGATAAAATATCACTACAAAAGACAGGCGATGAAGTCTATGACGCTATAACAGATGTAGCGAGCAGTGCAGATTTAGGCTATAACATCTTATTCAGACCAAAAGAACAGAAAATAATTTTCGAGGTTGTCGAAGGCGTAGACAGAACGGTACAGGTAACTACCGCAGAAGGTAGCGAAGTAGTAGAGTTTTCTACAGACTTAGAAGATATTTTGTCTAGTTCGTATTATTCTAACAACCAAGATGAAAAGAACGTGGCTTTCGTACAAGGTGAAGGAGAAGGCGCAGACAGGGTTTCCATGGTATCGGGTGACAATAAGTTAATCGGGTTTGATAGGAAAGAATTATATGTTGACGCTAGAGACTTACAAAGCAACGGTACAGATGAAAACGGCAACGATATAGAGTTAACACCTAATCAATATAAAGCGGTGTTGTGGAATAGAGGAAATGACAAATTATCAGAGCATGTTACAACAGAAACTTTTGAAGCAAAGATACGCGTTTTAGGCGATGTGCGATATAAATTTAATAAGGATTATTTCAAAGGCGACAAAGTCACAATAAAGGATAATCAGTTAGGTGTTATGATTTCAGCAAGAATTACAGAGGTAGAAGAAGACTTTGGAGAAGAATATAACTTAGTTTTGACTTTTGGATATTCATATCCAACTATTTTACAGAAAATAAAAAGACAATTATAAATTAAATTAAATAGAAAAGGAGATGAATATACATGGAAAAATACGGTTTTTTTAATGCTGTAGCGACAGCGGATGGAAAATATGACAGGTCATATTTAGCCGAAGATTTTGCGGGATATTTCTCTAGTTTTATCGTAAACGGCGTATTTAAGGAGTTAGGCGATAAATTAGAGGTAACTATTAATAGCGGTATGTCAATCAAGGTTAAGAGCGGTGTTGCATGGGTTAACGGATACAGATACGAGAATGATAACGATTTAACTTTTACGCTGGAAAACGCGGACGGTACGCTATCACGTATTGATAGTGTTGTTGTTAGATTGGACATCACCAACCGAGAAATTAAGATACACGTCAAGAAAGGTAGTTTGTCAACGTCACCGATTACACCAGCAATTACAAGAAACGATGATATTTATGAATTACAGTTGGCAACAGTTAGAGTTTCAGCAAATACGGCAGTTTTGACACAGTCAATGATTACAGATGATAGAGCGGATAAAAACGTATGCGGATGGGTAACCGCAATTGGTTCGCAACAAACGTTACTTGATGAAATTCAATCATTACAGCAGATGGTTAGCTCACTGCAAAACACTATTAATACAATGAATAGTGCAATGAAATGGAGCGCATGGAAAACTTGCGGAAAAAACGCCTGCAATGTCGAATTATGGTATAGGTATAATGAATCATTGCAGTTAGTCGAATTAAGATGGGATGGTAGCGTCAATGTGACTATTACAGACGGTTCAATGGGCTACATGTGGGAAGGTTTCCCAGCCGATAAGTCACCAAAAGGCAATACATTTATACCCGTTCAGACGCAGAGCAGTGATTTAACGTTACGCTTTTACCCCGTGACAAGTGACAAAACAGCAAACCATTGGACTCTTACAGCGATGCATGGAACAGTTTCGACCGCTTACGTATGCGGTAGGTTTATCTATTCATATAAGGATGCAGATTAAAAAGTAAAGGGGCTATCATATGGACAGTACATCAATTACACGCGCAGAACATGAAGAGTTTTGTAAGAGAGTAGAAGCGGAAGACCACCGACAGAATGAGCGACTTGAGATTTTAGAGGAGCAAACAAAGCAGTTTACAGATTTAGTTTTATCAGTTAGAGAGTTGGCGCAGAGCGTGAAGCAGTTAGCCGAGATACAGAAGGCGCAGGGCGAAAAATTGGACGAGTTAGAAAGCAGAGATGGCGAGATGTGGCGCAGAGTATCGGCCTATTTAATTACTAGCATTGTTGGCTTAATAGTAGGCTATCTATTTCACAAACTAGGGCTATGATGAAATTAAATTATATTATATAGTGGTCAACAAAAGACCACTTTTTAATTTTGAGGGTTGACAGGTATATAATAAAGTGGTACAATGTATACAGAAAGGGGCAAGAGAAACCACCCCGAGGAGTATTTGAAAATTAATACGAAACACCAACTAAAAAGGGTGTCGGTGGTAAGCACCACAAATATTAGAAAGTGAGGGTCATAAGAAATGACAGAAGAACAGAAAGAAAAGATTTTAAAAACGGACGGTGTAAAAATTGCCGATAAAGTGCTTAATGAAGATTATAAAAGCACTACTAAAATTAATATGGCGCAGAAAATGACGTATATTGAAAATGTGGCGAATGGTACTATTGTAGCGTTTAAATTGCCTAATGGAAAAGTAAAGAGCGCTATGGTTATGGCAAAGTCAAGCACAAAAAGAAAATTAAAACTTGAAACAGAATACGGCAAAACATTTATTGTTGATTTTAATGATGTGGTTTGGGTAAAAACAGGAAATAGATTCCCTAAAGGTGTATACGAAGCATTAAAAGGGAAAGGAGCGCATAGAGATGTTTGTAGAACAGAAGAAAAAGCCTAATTATACAAAGGAGCAGTTTATACCTTTTGCAAAAGAGTTCTATAATGAGCAGAAGGAATTTAAAGAAAGACAGGAAAGATTTAATACAATTAAGCAGTTGTTTTATAATGACGCAGAAGAACTATTTAATTATGAAGGTATTGACAAATTAGCTATTGATAATGAAGAATTAGAAGGTAATGAACTAATTGTAAATAAAGTACAGAAAACATCAGTTATTTTTGATATTGATGCTTTAGAAAATAATTTATCTAAAGAAATGAGTAAAGATGTTATTGATAAAAGTTACACAATTACCGATATTAATAGATTGATTGTTTATCTAAAAAGTTGCGGTGTAGACCCTAAAGTATTTAAGAGTTTTATAAATGTCACTAAAACAGTAGATGAAAAGAAACTTGATAAGTTAGCCGATTTAGGCTTAATCAGAAAAGAACAACTTGAAGGGTGTTATACATTGAAGCGTAAAAAACCTTATTTCACCGTCAAAATGAAACGAGGTAAGCACGATGAAGAACCAAAAGAAACAAAAGCAGTTACCGCAGAAAACGAGGAATAAAAAGAGCGGTGAAGAATTAGCGAAAGTGTTGTGGTATTATAATTTAATACCTAATACAATAGGTTTAAAACAAAAAATAGTATGCCCTTTTCATGAGGACATGAATCCAAGCATGGTTATAGATTTAGAAGAAGGCTCATTTTATTGTTTTGGTTGTGGTTTATCGGGTGACGCGTTGGCGTTTGTTAAATTGATGGAAAATAAATATTATAATTTAAACGAATTACAGGCGTGTAGAAAGTTTGTGAAGATATTAAAATCAAACAAAGTAAGCAATATTAAATTAAATACCCCTAAAATCAAAAATAAGCCACTACAGAGACAGTTATACGATGAAGCTTATGACTATTACCACGGTTTAAAAAGAACCGCATGGGGCGCTTTAAATGCTGAAACAGAGCAAGAAGCAATACAAGCAAGCGAATATATGCATAAAAGAGGTTTTACAGATAAAGCGCTATTGAAAGCAAAAGCAAAAATAACATATCAACGTGATTATAGTTTAATTTTCCCTATGCTTGACAATGGTATTTTCAAAGGTTGGGTATGCCGTACCGTGATAAAAGAAATAGAGAGTAGAAGGAAATATTTATATAACAAAGGGTTTAGCCGTGCTACTACTCTAGTTGGAAATTATGGCGCTAAACAATACGTGTTTGTTGTAGAGGGCTATATGGATATGCTAAAATTTATGCAATACGGCGTAAATAATGTAGTTGCTATACTAGGTTGGAAAATGTCAGCGCAACAGATGCAGAAATTGAAAGATAAAGGGATAACGAAAATAATTTGTGCACTTGATAATGATGAATGCGGTAGAAGGGGCTACAGATATTTGAAGAAGTATTTTAAAGTTACACGCTTTAGATACCTAAAAGGTATAAAAGACGCAGGAGAGATGACAAAAGAGCAGTTTGAAAAATGCTTAAATAAAACAATGCAAAATTTTAGAAATAACAAATAAAATTAAGTTAAGGAGATATAAAGATTATGAGTTTAATTGATAAGATTAAAGCGGACGTTAAGAAAGGCGGACAGAACAAAAGAAAGTTTACATACTTTAAAGAAGGACAGAAACAGCGTATTAGATTTTTACAGGATATGGATGAAGGGATGGAAATTCCGTTTCACGATTCTTATGAATTAGGTATCAATGTACCTTGCCAAGAATTATTTGATAGAGAATGCCCGTATTGCGATGACGAAAGTTTAAGAACACGTAACCAATATGTTTGGTCAGTGTACAATTATGAAGCAAAAGAAGTACAATTATTTATGTATGCTGTTAATAACTGCACGCCGATTCCTGCCTTAATGGCAATGTATGAAAATTATGGAACGCTTACAGATAGGGATTATGTAATCAGCGTAACAGGAAAAGCGCAAAATAAAGTTTATTCTGTTGTGCCAATGGATAAGGTTAAATTTAGAAACACTAAAGCAAAACCTTATTCAAACAAAGCGGTATTACAGATGATTGATAAGGCTTACCCATGCGAAGGAACAGAAGACGAAGAAGAGGATGAAGCCCCAAAAAGAAAGGAAAAGAAAGTAACAAAGAAGCCTGTTAAGAAAGTAGTTGAAGAGCCCGAAGAAGAAAACGATTATGACGGCGAAGAAGAAAGCGAAGAAGAAGAAGAAAGCGAAAACGATTATTCTAGCATGACACCGCTAAAATTATATAAATTATGCAAAGAAAGAGAAATTGAAGCGGAGAGAAAGAAACCCGCAAAATATTATATTAATCTGTTAGAAGAATATGACAATGCGCATGATGATTGGGGAGACGCCGAAGATGATGAAGACGCAGACGAATGGGAAGAAGACGAGTAAACAATGTACTTGTAAATGCGCACAAAATACCACTTTAGAAAAATTATATAATGCGCAGTTATTAAATCAAAGATTATTATTTATCAAAGGTGCATATGATAATTTTAAACAGGACGCTACCAAAGCTGTGCCGTGCGATGATGTTAGCCTATCAAGTTATCACATACAGCAATTAATGTCAGAGATTGGCGAGGTGCTGGAATGCGATAAAAGATGGAAAAACTACCGCAATGATAAATTTGATAAAGACGCTAAACTTGAAGAATTAGCAGACTGTTTTATAGAATTGTTAAATATTGCTATGTTTTCTAATTTCAGCGCTAAAGAATTATCACAAGCCATTGAAAATAAAATTGAGATTGTAAAAGGGCGCGTAACTAAATTAAATAAACAATAGGCGCGTAACTAAATTAAATAAACAATAATTAAATGGGGGGGTTGAAAAACCCCCTATAATTGTATATAATAGAGACAGACAAAAGAAAAGAAAGAAAAGAGGTATTTTTATATGGACTATGTAAACCATCCTTGTCATTATGATACAGGAAAATTTGAATGTATAGAAGTAATGCAAGAAACACAAGGAATAGAAGCGGTTAAAAGTTTTTGTATTTGTAATGCTTTTAAATATCTATACCGTCATGTAAACAAGAACGGGTTAGAGGATATTAAGAAAGCGCAATGGTATTTGAATAAGTATATAGAATTATCAGAAAAAGAAGGTGCTAAACATGATTGATTTACATAGACATGATGAGTATTCCACTTTCGATGGCTTTGGAAAGCCCGAGGAATTGGCGGAGTTAGCGAAAGAATTAGGCTATACATCTTTAGGTATTTCAAACCATGGTAATACAAACGGATTAGTTAAGCATTATTATGCTTGCAAAGAAAACGGGATAAAGCCTGTTATGGGTTGTGAGGGATATTTTTTACCCGTATATAAACCACAAACGAGGGGCTATCATTTATGCTTATTTGCCAAGAATCAAGAAGGGTACACTAATTTAAATACTATACAATTCGAGGGTGAGAAAATTAAATATTACAACCCTATTTGGACATTTAAATTATTAGAAAAGTATCATAATGGTTTGATATGTACTAGTGCTTGTGTTGCTGGATATTTAGCGCAGTGTATTGTTAATGATAAATTAAAACAGGCTGAAAAATATCTAAAAAAAATGGTTAGTATTTTTGGTGATGATTTTTATATAGAGGTACAGCCTTATAAGATTACAGATGAGGGCGTACAAGAAAAAGTAAATGTACAATCTATAATGCTTGCAAAAAAGTTAGGTATCAAGTTAATTTTAACATCAGACAGTCACCGCGGACGCAAAGAAGATTTTGATACTTATATGAAAATGCATGAGATAGCAAAACATGATTTTATGGATGTAGAAGCAACTTATAAAGAACGTTATATGCCAACCGAAAAGGAAATAATGAAACGCTTTTATAAAATGCACGTAAAAGATTTTGGCGAGAAAGAAACAAAAGCACTTGCAAAAGAAATGGTTAAAAATCTAGGAGAAATAGAAAATAAAGTAAGTGATGATATTTTGGACACGCTAGAGCAGAAATTACCGCAGTTTGATGAAAATTATGATTCTATGAAACTGTTAAAGAAGAAAATTAAAGAAGGTTTAAAAGAGCGCGGAAAATGGACGAAAACATATATTGATAGAATTAAAGAAGAACTAGAGGTAATTAAGTATCATGGTTTTGAAAACTATTTCTTGATGGTGCAGGACTATACAAACTATGCGAAAAAGGTAGGTATAAAAGTAGGCCCAGGGCGTGGCAGTGGTTGTAACTGTTTAGTAAATTATGCATTGCATATTACAGATGTAGACCCCGTTCTATTTGACTTAGATTTTAGAAGGTTCTTAAGAATTGATAAAAAGAAAATGCCCGATATTGATTTAGATTTTGAAACATCACGAAGACATGAGGTAATAGACTACCTTGTAAAAAGATACCCGCATCATGCTTCACAAATTTGTTCGTACGGTTTGTATAGGGTTGATAATCTTTTGAATGATTTATCTAAGGTTTGCGGAGATTTAGCGGAAAATAAAGAAGAATTAAAACAAATTAAAGCATTTATAAATAAGCATATTATAGATGGTAATATCAATATGGATGCGATAATTAATTCTAAAGAAGCAGAATTATGGAATGCGGAGTATGATAATGTTATAAAACATTTCAGTAAGTTGTATAATAAAGTCCGTTTTATTGGAACACATGCGGCTGGTGTTGCTATAACAGGTAATAATATATTACAGTATACGGCAATCAGAATTGACAGCAAGACGGGAAAATATTTTACAAACTATGATTTAAATGATATGGAAAAAATCAATGTAATCAAGTTTGATATTCTAGGGCTTACAACAATGTCAAGTTTAGGGGAATTGAGAGAGTTAACAGGTCATGAAGGTTTTGATGAAAATATAGCGAAAGACAAAAAGGTACTTGAAGCGTTCAGCCGTGGGGATTGCGACGGGGTGTTTCAGTTTGAAAAAAGAACGGCTCATAATATTTTACAGCAAATCAACGTAGATAGTTTTGACGATATTGTAGCGTGTAACTCGTTAAACCGACCAGGTCCGCTTTCACTAAAAATGCAAGATGTTTACGCTTTAAATAAACAGGATAGCAGTAACATAGACGATACGCTACCGTATGCCAAGTATTTAGAAAAAACTTATGGATGTGTACTATACCAAGAGCAGGTACAGGCTATAGCCGTAAATATCGGTGGTTTAGAGTGGACAGAAGCAGATAAGATTATAAAAATGCAACGTGGCGGAACAGAGAAGGCTATACAAGCGTTTAAAGAAAACTATGATAACTACCTTAAGAAGTTTGAAAAAGGTGCTCAAAAGCACGGTATGAGCCGTCTACAGGCAAGAGATATTTTTGATAAGTTTTTCAATTATGCTTTTAATAAAGGTCATGCGACAGGATATAGCCTTATTTCACTTGAAGAAATGTATTATAAAGTGTATTATCCTTTAGAGTTCTGGTACGTTAAGATGAAGTATACAAAAGAGGACGGAAAGATAGCCAAATTTAAGGAAAAGGCGGTAAAAGATGGCGCGCTTTTATTTCTACCGCACGTTAACTATTCAGCCGATTTTACCTTAAGAAAAGTAGATGGCGAAAGAGTTATCCAGGAAGGATTAAGTTCGCTTAAGGGCGTTGGTGAAAAGGCGTCACTTGAGATTGAAGCAGAAAGAAAAGCGCATGGAATATTCACAAGCTATGATAACTTTTATGATAGGTGCAAAAGTAGGGTTGTTACTACTAAAGTAATTGGTATTCTAAAAGAACAAGGAGCGCTTGAGTTTGACAAGAAGACATATATTAAAAGAGTAGTTAAGTATAACAGTTCCTTATATGCGCGTGCTTTAAGAGATTAATATATAATTTAAAAACTTTTAAAAGCATATTGACAAACACCTAAAAAGTGATATAATCATACTTGTAAGGGAGATAGATAAACAAACAAGCTTACAAATATTTAGAAAAGGAGAAAATTAAAGATGAGTAAATTAAAAGAATTTGTTGAAAACAAGAAAGGGTATGAATTAAAGTGTAAAGTGGTTTAAGAAATGGTAGACAACGCCAGTAAAGGCTTTGCAGATTATGTTTATAATATGACAAAGGACGCTAAGCCCGAAGAAGTAAGCGAATTGCTTGAAAGTAGGGAATTAGATAATGATGATAAATTAGCCATCATTGCTTGCTATGCAGATACGCATAAGGGCGATAGTGAATTAGAATTATATGGTATGGCATCTATATTGATGTTAGAAAAGCGTCACAATATGGAAAATTAAATAGTTAAATTAAAATTAAATAGGGGTGGTTATTTTCCGCCCTTTTTAAAATAAAGTTAAAGGAGATTGTTAAATAATGATAGTTACAGAAGTTGCAAAAAGTAAGAATGATGAGTTCTATACCCCATCATATGCCATCAAGCCTATTATGAAGTATATAGAGCCTAATTCTGTTATATGGTGTCCGTTTGATACCAAGGATAGTTTATACGTCAAGGAGTTTGAAAACGCGGGGCATTGGGTTGTTTATTCTCATATAAGCGAAAATAAAGACTTCTTTAAAATGAAACCGCCTAAATGTGATTATATTATTTCAAACCCACCTTACAGCGTTAAAACAGAAGTGTTACAAAGGCTATTTAAATTAAATATACCGTTTGCAATGTTGGTTGGTGTTGTCGGGCTTTTTGAAAGTCAGCGAAGATTTGAGATGTTTAAAAACAATGAATTTGAATGTATGTATTTTAATAAAAGGGTGTCTTATTTCAAAAATTATGAAGACCAAAAACCAAGTCTAAACCCGCCTTTTAGCAGTATATATATATGTCATAAAATGCTACCTAAACAAATTATATTTGAAGAGATTTGTAAATAAAGAGAGGAGATGCTACAATGGCAAAAACAAATAAAAAAGCGATTATAGCGTTATGCAATAGTATCAATAAAAAAGAGGGTGAAGGTTCTATTTATTCAATAGGTTCAAAAAACGCGAACTTGAAAATTAATAGATGGTCAACAGGTATTGAAGATTTAGACGCTATTATTGGCGGTGGAATACCCGAAGGCAGAATAGTAGAAATCTTTGGTGCTGAATCAAGCGGTAAGACAACACTGTTATATCATTTATGCGGTTTACATGAGTTATGTTTAGATATTCCAATTGAAGGAACTTTTGACGCAGAAAGAGCAAAAGTTTTTGGTAACAAGCCAAAACAGATGTTAATATATAGAGCGAAGTACGGAGAGGACGCGCTGAACAAAACAATCAAGTTTGCTAAGGCTGGTATGCCTTTAATAGGCATTGACAGCGTGCCAAGCATGACACCAAAAGAGGACGCTGAAAAGGTTTTAAAGTCAGCAGAGAAAGACAGCATAGAGGAACAGCGCATAGGCGGAACAGCCCGTTTATTAAATAAGTATCTACCAACCGTAGAAGAAATTATAGAGGTAACGGGTACAACAGTTATATTTATAAACCAAGTAAGAGACAAGATGAACGCCTTGCTATTTGGTGAGAAGACAGACACGCCAGGCGGTCGAAAATTAAAACACGCCTGTAGTTTACGTATACAGGTAGCAAGGCGTGCATGGATTGAAATTCCGAACAAAGACCCAAGAAACAGCGCCAAGACTGAAAAGATAGGCTTAATTATGAAATGTAAGGTTGTAAAATCAAAGGTAAGTAACCCGATGGGTGAATGTGAAATACCTTTAATTTTTGATAGGGGTTTTGTTAGTTTTGACGAAGTACCACAGATACGTAAAGAAATCATGAAACAGAGAGCGCAACAGTTTGGTAAGAGAGTACCAAAAGAGTTTGCAGACGAAGAAGAAAGCGAAGAAGATTAAAATTAAAAACAAATTAAATTAAAAGGAGAATAAGAAAATGAAAGGTTTTTATAGTTTAGTTCAAGTATTAGCAAGTTTGGGTATTATTGCATCACTAATTTTTTGTATATTTATTCCGCCTATTGGGATAATTTTACTAATTGCTAACATATGTACAATGTCAAGTGCAAGTAAAGAAATTGAGAAAGCAGAAAATAAGGGGAGAAAATAAAATGGAAAACAAGAAAATCAAGAAAGATAAGAAAATTACATTATATGATATTTTAATGATGTGCGGTTTAGATGAAGTCATTGACGTTGTCTATAATGGTGTTGTTGTTATCAAGGCAAAAGAAGCGAAAGCCGTTATTGATTTATTGGATGTACTAGAAGATAAATTATTGAATGCACTAGTTTATAAGTTAGTTGATAATTTTGGTAAAATTAAAATCTATACAACGGACGCAGAAGCGGAAAAGAAAAATAAAAATGGATAATAGAAGTTTTGAAAACATTTTAAAAGCAATTAATGTTATCATAGAACAATTATTGAAGTTTCAAGAAAGAATATAAAAGAAAGGTTTATCAGAATTAAGAACTATTGCAGAGGGTATTTTTAATATTGATAATGCTTTTATAATGGACAAAGAAACATTAATTATTGAAATTGTAAAAGCACGCGCTAAAATGCTAGAGCCTAAAAAGAAAAAGAATAAGAAGCGCAGAAGAAAAAGAAAGCATAAGAAGAATAGATAGAAGGGTCTTGTATTTTCCCTTCTTTTTTTTATATAGAGTTTTAAAAATAAAAATTAAAAATAAATTAAAATAATGCTTTACAAAGTATTAGAAATGTGGTAGTATTAAATCAGAAAGAAGAAGTAAAAACAAATTAAAAGGAGACATAAGATTATGAGTATGAGAAAATTAAGATTTACAAAAATTAATGATATTAGAATTGATGAAAATTTAAACATTGGCGTTTTAGAAATTGAAGGCGCAGAGTATGTTATGTTAGGCGGAGAATTTACTCCTAGTGGTGTTATGAATTATCTAAGACCTTATAAAAAGGTTAAAGAAAATTGGCATAATGAAGACTATGCAAGAAGCAGAAAAGATGTAGTTTTCTATATGGACAACAGGGCAGTCCTTAAATGCCAAGAATATGAAAGACAGTTAAGACATGACTTAGTACGTCAAAAATGGTAATTCAAAAGGAGGATACAAAATGAGTGAAATTGATTTAATAGGTAATACAATTATGGTCGGTATGATAGTATTCATTCTATTGTGCCTATTCATTGAAAGGTTTAGACCTTGATAAATAAAGCCTTGCTACTAATTAAGTGGTAGGGCTGTTATTATATTTAAATTAAAAAGGAGATAAATAAATTATGCTAAATGTGCAATTATCTTTAATTTTTTTGGGTTTTATGTATTATATGTATTTTAATGATAACTAGATAGGTAGAAAGGAAAATTTAAAATGTCTTTAGTGCAAGTAATTATATCAGTAACAGTTAGTTTATTTGTGTGTTTAATTTATTTGTTGTTAATAAGCAGGTAAAAGGAGAAATTAAAATGTTAAATACTATTATACAAGTTTTGTTTGTTTTGTTATTGGCGATATGCTGTATTTTAGCATCAGTTTTTATTATAATGCTAGTGCATATAATCAGAAATAGTTAAATTAAAGGAGAAATAAAGAAATGGGATTAATTGATAATTTAAAGAAAGAAGCACAAGGGAATAAAACGAAAATACAAAGTACAGAAGCGCGAGAACTAGAAACAATCTTAAATAGATTATTTTTCTTAGACAAGGACATAGAAGAAGAAACCAAGTTTGTAAAGCAGGTTATGACTAGAGGTTTAGAGACGCAGGAAAGAACAGGTTTACACGCCAGCGCTATGCTAAAGGGTGAAAAAGACTTTTGTTTACGTGCTCAAGTTTTGAGCCTTATTTACAAGCAGTTACAAGGCAGTCAAACAAGCGTTGGTTTGATGCGTATATTTGAAGAAGGAAACGCCATACATGAGAAATGGCAACGCCTTTTTATTAGGGGTGGTTTTGGTAAGGCTAAGGACATGGACTATACAAGGTTTGATAAGGATTACAAACTATCATATACACCCGATATTGACTGTTATATACCCGAGTTTTTCAAAGGCAGAATGGTAGGAGAGATTAAATCTGTTAACACGTTCCAATACAGCAAAATGACCAAGCATCCAAGCGCATGGAAACAATGTCAATGGTATATGCACTTATGCATCAAGCAGGCAAAAACAGAAGGAACGTGGAACGGTATAGACTATACAAAGGGCTTTGTATTGTGCGATGATAAGAACACGCAGGACTTTAAAATAGAAGTGTATGATTATGACCCTACATTAATAGAACCGTTCGCAAGCCGTGTAGATAGCATTATTTACCATTATGAACGCGTATTTAATGAACATAAGATGGTTAAGAGACCGCAAGACGCAAAAGACCCAGCATGTAAAAGGTGTAAGGATTGCTTTATGCGCGAAGCGTGCTGGAACATCGGAAATGGAAAGGTAAGACTAGATGAAAGTAACACTTGATGAAGAAGATAAGTATAGAGGTTTTAAGGTAGATAAGAACGCAGATATACATTATATAGGTGAGTTACAAGAACATTATGGGATAGGTATATCAATCTATAATGACTTGAAAGAATGCAACCCCGATATAGCCTATTTAGTAAAAGAATTTAAATATTGGAATCATGATTCAATCTGTCTTTGGTTGACAAATGGCAAGACTTACAAATGTACAAGGTTAGACAAAAATAAATTCTATATGCAGTATCTAAGCAAAGAGGACATATACAAGAAGTATAAGCAGTTATAAATTATATACGTATCGTTATTTAGCCCATATTTCAATTATGAGGGGTGTTTATATAAAATGGGTATTAGTTATCATGTTTATATATAAAGTCTCTTAAAATGGAAATATGGGCTGTTTTTAATGTAAGGAGAATTAAGCAGTGAGCAAATACAAGCAGTTAAGCATAGGTATAGACCAATCATATAAGAATTGTGGTGTTAGCATTTCAGCGGACGGGAAACTATTAAAGGTTACCCATGTTAAATTAGAGCAGTGCAGAACAAACACCGATAGAAGGAGACTTTTAAAAGCGTATTTAGATAATATGCTAAAGGCTATCACATCAAAGGCAGATAGTATAATATGCATTATAGAGCGTATAAGACTACATTCTCAAGGCTTTTTGAATATAGACTATATAAAGTCTATGGGTGCATTAAACGCTGTCATAATTGATATTATGGACGAATACGATATACCTGTGTATAGCGTTGATACAAGATGCTGGAAGTCGCAGGTAATAGGTACGAGCAAACCAAAGGATAACAACTTAGGTGTACCAAAAGAGAAATATCCGACAGTTGAATGGTGCATCAAGCAAGGTTTTGAAAACAGCGTATTAAGAACAGTAAAAGGCAGAAAAAAGAAAGGAACGTTTACAAGAAATGGTATAAGATATATGTATGATAATGATGCTTGCGACAGTAGCGCTATATCTATGTTTTATTTTATTGGCAACAAGGAAAAATTAAAACAGGAACATTAAAATTAAATTAAAATTATAACAGTGCGCAGACAATGCGCATTTTTATTTTATGTATTATTTTTACGCTGTTTTCATATATGCGCATATGTTGCGCAGTGCTATTTTATATGTATTTTAATTTAATTATTATATTGCATTTTATGTAATTTATGATATAATATGTAATTTATGATATAATTTAATTAAAGAAAGGGGGTGTAAATATGGCAATGGGTATTAAATGTTGTAAGGACTGCAAAAAGCGCTTTCTAGGCTGTCATGATAGTTGCGCAACGTATAAAGCAGAACTTGAAGAACTACACAAAGAGAAGGAATACAACAAGAAACACCATGATGTTACTAATTATGATGTAAATAGAATTGCTAGCGCAGATATGCGCAGAAGCAAGAGAAGCGGACACAATGGACAGCGCAGATGGTAGCGCAGTAATAGAAGGAAAGCGCGCAATTAGGCAATATATAAAAGTGCGCTTACTTTCTTATTTACTTTCTTTTATATATATATTTATATATATATTTTCTTTGTAATTCTTTACACTAATAACATTAATATTATTTACTTAAAGTATTTAACCTATAAACTATTTAACCTAAATGTTATATACCTACAGTATTTAATGTTAGTATTGTTTACGGTTAAGTAATTATATTATTTGTTAACTGTTAGTATTTATGTTGTGTGTAAAAAAAAAGTTTTAAAAATAATTTAACAAAACACTTTACAAGTTTATTTATTTGTGGTACTATAAGTTTGCAAGTTAGAAAACGACACCACAAACAAGTGTTAGAGAGGAACAAAACAAAATGAAAGTAACAAGACTAAGACAGAAAGCAACAGACAAGTATATAACAGAAGTTATCGAGTATAGCAGTCTGTCAGAATTTTATGACTACATCATGAACACACCGTTTAACAAAACGTTTGAATATTGTACCCACTCAAGCGTGACAGGCTCTGAAGAGTTTACAAAAACATACAGTTTTGAAGAGGCAGTTGGACTTCTTAAAAACGGATGGGTTGACATGTCTACAAAGTTAACACAAAAGTTAAACGTTGCAGATAAGAACCTAAAGAACGGCAGAAGACCAAGAACAATTTTAAGCGTACAGGGTTATCAAGCAGTAGTTCCGCTTTATTTGAACGGATGCCCACAAAATATGGTTAACTCAAAAATGGTAAGTGTGAAACAGAAAATAATAACACTAAACAAAAGCGTTTCTTACAGTGCACTTGTAACAACGAGACAGATTGAAGATGAAAGCGTAAAAGCAATGCAGATTGTAAAACGTTTAGAGTCTCAAGGCTACAGATGCAACTTGAATGTAGTTCTAGGCGTATTCAAAGGAGCTAGAAGATTTATCGTGAAGGTGCGCATAAAGAATGCAAATGAAAAATTGAATGTTTCAAAATTAGCATTCCCAATGGTTCACCCATCAATGTTAAGACGTTTATTTTTCCGTTTTATCGAGGTGTACCCAAAAGTTACCAGCGTTTTCAGTTACGGTTACGGTCAGCCCGTTAAAGGCGGAGCGCTTAGAGAATTTCTTGACAAAAAGGAAATATTATTACCCGATGTAGTTGTGAAGGACGTAAACAAAATCACAAGCGTAGAAGATTTAGAAAACTTATAAAACAATAGGGGTGTAAAAACCCCTTTTGAAAATTAAGCGCAAAATTAAATTTATTTAAATTATTTTAAATAACCCGTTGACAAAGTGCGCAGATGTGATATAATCATACCTGTAAGAGAGGTAAGCAAAACTTACAAGTACTTTAGAAAAGGGGTAAAGAAATATGGAAAATTTAAGAGTAGTAGAAATTGGAAAAGTTAATTTTAAGGTTTTAAAGATTGAACCTTCTATAAAACGTGGTAAGTTTGCAATCACAATTGAATTTAAAAAAACAGGTGCACAATTTACTTATGTTAGAAAATATTACAAAGGTTATGTGATTGTCGAAGGTTGTTACGTGTATTTTAACAAGAAAGATTACAAGCCTTATGAAATCAGAGAGGTATACAGCACAAGCGGTAAAAGAAGAACCGCAAATGGTGAAAATGGTAGTCTACCAAAAGCAACAGCAAAGAAAGTTGTTAAGGTTGAGAAGCCTAAAGAACCAAAGAAAGAAGAAACTAAACAAGTTAAACATGAAAAATATGACATAATTAGATGTTGTTTAGAAAATTCAATACCTGTTTATCTAGCAGGACCAGCTGGCAGCGGTAAAAACTATACAGTTGAACAGATTGCTAAGGAATTAGAATGGAACTTCTATTTCAGTAATTCAGTTCAGCAGGAATACAAACTTACGGGTTTCATTGACGCAGGAGGTAAGTATCATGAAACAGAATTTTATAAAGCCTGCAAAGAAGCAAACGAAGGAAAAGATGTGGTTTTCTTCTTAGACGAGATGGACGCAAGCATACCCGAAGTATTGGTGTTATTGAATGCTTCTATTGCGAATGGTTATTTTGAATTTCCATGCGGTCGCTTGAATTTTGGCGAAAAAGTCCATTTTGTTTCAGCAGGTAATACCGTAGGCAGTGGGGCAGATGAATTATATACAGGTCGTATGGTTTTAGACCAAGCAACTTTGGACCGTTTCGCTATTATCGAATTTGACTATTCTAAAAACATTGAATTATCAATCTCAAACAACAATACAGAGTTAGTTGAATTTATCCATGAATTAAGAAATGAAGCAACTACAAAAGGTATAAGAGCAACATTCTCATACAGATGCATTACAATGTTAACAAAGTTAGAAAAGAGCGGAATGGAATTAAAAGAAGCAATGAAGATTGCAGTTGTAAAAGGGTTGGACAAAGATACAATCAATACATTTACAATGACAGGACACTCAAGATACCATAAGGCTTTACAAGAAGTTAAAAAGAGTTGCTAAGTCAGCCCTTTATTCTTAGATGCTGTTATAAGCCCAATATAGCCGTTCTAAGAGGTGTTAACATATCAGAGGTACAAATACACCAATCAATGTAAAACATTTCTTAGAACGCTTAAATGGGCTAAATTAAAATATAAAGGAAAAGGAGAAATTAAAATGTATACGCAAGGAAAATATATTTATCCAATGAGAATAAACCCTAATGATATAATCGGTAAAAAGGTCGGCAGATTAAAAGTTATCAGTTATGCAGGGTATAAGGATAATTATTCATTGAAGAGTAAAAGAACGCTTTTAAGAAAGCGCCATTTTTATTTATGTCAATGTGAATGTGGTAATTTTGTTGTTGTAAGGCGTTGTGTTTTGCAGGCAGGAACAACGTTATCATGTGGATGTTTAAGGCGTGAAAAGTTAGAGCAATCACGAGCGCGACGCGGTGGTAAGTCTGTATTATGATTAATTTTAATAAAGCCCCGTGTATCTATTGGCGTGACAGTGTAAAGATAAGTTATCTACAGCGCAGAATTATTATACATAGTCTGTTATATTACGAATTAAATGTAAACTGTATAAGTGATGAAAGTTTTGATGAATTATGCATACAGTTATTAGAGATGCAGAAAAGCGCAGATGTAGAGGAACTCAAACAGTCAACCTACTATTATGTATTCTATGATTTTGATGGTTCTACAGGTTGCGACATACCGCAGAGGTTAACTGATTATGATTATAAATACCTGTTAAATATTGCGCAACACGTTTATAAACTGTATGAGCAGGATGCACAAAATAAAAATAAAAAAAAGGAGAAAATTAAATAAAATGTTGACATTGAAAGAATTAGAGAATAGAATGTATTTAGACAAGACGTGTATGTATTTTACGTACAACTTGAGAAATGAGAAAAAAGAAGTGCTACAGAGGTTTGAATTTTTCCGAAGTGCAGAAAATGAGAATCAATGGAATATGCGTGTAATAATTGAAAGGACACGAGACGCAGACAGTCAAGTATATAATTTTAATTATATCATGCCTAATTCTAAAGCACCTTTAAACCTTATATGTGCGGTAGGGCTTAGGTATTTTGATTTGTACTTGAAAGAAGAGATACAGACCAAAAGCGATTATGATTTTCTTATTTCAGACGTTATAAGAGGTATGTAAACTATGATGAAAAGGTCATTCAGATTCTACCGAAAGAACGAAGCGGATGTGATGAAAAGTTTAGGCTTGAAGCCAACTAAAAACAGCGGTAGCGGTTGGGTAGAAAAAGAGGATGGCATATCAGACGCGGTTATATGTCAGTTGAAAAGTACAGATAAGGAAAGCATTAAATTAAATAAAAGAGATATTGACGTTTTAAATTACAATGCGGGTGTATGTCATAAAATGCCCGTGTTTGCGGTACAGTTCTTGCAGTCTAACGAGGTGTATTTATTGGTTAAGCCCGATATGCTTACGGATATAGCAAAATATATTGAAACAGGAACTTATACAAATCAAAATGATTTTTTAGATTTAGATGTTTCAGATACCGAAGAAACAACGGTAAAAGCAAAAAGAAAGATTAAATCTAGTTCAAGTGCACGTATTAGATTTAACGAGGAAAATGAGAAGAAGTTTAAAAAAGAAAGAAGGTCAGCGAAGTAAAATGAACTTAAAAATTAAAGAGGTTGTAAGTTATAGCGGTCATAGCCTAAGCGCTAACGGTTCAGTCAATCTAACACTTAAGGCTAGTTATTCAGAACTAACAAACACAATCAAACTAATGCAGATGCTAAACAATGATGTTAGCATTAAAGCGAAAATTCCCAATGGTCACCCGATGAAGTTGGGCGCATTCAGAATTAAACAAATACAGGTTGACGGAGACGGTGAAAGCAAAATAAAATTCAATGGTTTAAATGATTATATTGAAATGGATAATTTAAACCTACTACCGCTAAACACCGAAGAAACAAAAGAATTTGTAATTCTAATGCAGGCGGAAATTGAAGAAGAAGAAACAGAAGAAGGAGAAAATTAAATGGAAAATAAAGCAGTTTATAAGAAAGCACATTATACAGAACTATCTAATGCAGAAATTACAGAAAATAGAAATGTTGTTATTTCAGAGTGCTCAAAAGGTGGGTTTACTGTAGCCCAGCAGTTAAAGGCAGACGGTACAAAAGTATTTATGAAAGGTGCGCTACACATTGATAATTTAGAAGGATTATATAACCTAAGAAATGCTTTAAACGTTGCTATTGATGCTGTTATTGATGAGGTAGCAGAAGAAGCAAAAGAAAAAGCAAAAGTAAATTAAATAAAGTAAATGATGATTTTGATTGGGTCGATGATATTGTGTCAGCAGATTAATAACAGTATTAAATTAAATAAATAGGTAAAATTAGAATTGGTTAAAATAAAATTAAAAAATCTTTAAAAAAAACTCTTTACAAATGGCAACGTTGAAGGTGAAAACAAAGTGGTTTTCAGTCTATCAGTAATGCCGTTAACAAACATGGATGCTAGCGCTATGGCAAGATTTAGCAAAGTGTTAGTTGAAATGAGTAAAGAGGTTGAAGCAGTAAATAAAGAGTGGGAAGGTTTCGAGTATATGTATTAATAAATCAATTCTAAGGTTTACCAATCGGTAAGCCTTTTATTTATACCTACAAAAAAAGAAAAGGAAAAGTAAAAAAAATGGTAAATAAAATCATAAGTTACATGAACTATTGTAGAATCAAGGATGAACTACAAGAAAGTATTGACAAAGATTTAAAATACTATGGTTTAGATAAGAAATCTGGAAGCGGTTTAAGAGTTGTTTATGTTGTTGATAAAAATAAACCGCATGAAATGTTTGTGGAATTTGGTATTGGAATCTTAAGTTTAGAGAATCTTACACCAGAGGAGACTAGAAAACTAATTATAGTATTGGATTATGCAAGCGCAAGAGTTGAAAAAGCAAACAAGAGTTATAAAGGTTATAGATACGAATTTTAAGTTAATTATTAGTACTAGTATTTAAAATAAAATTATATAAAAACAAAAGGAGAAATAAACATGGTAGCTAAAAATTATACTTTAAAAGAAGCAGTTGAAATTATTGCAGAAGGAAAGGACTTAGAAGCAATCGCAGACTTAGGAAAGAGATTCCCTATTTTATCAATTAAGATTGCAAGACTAACAGCAAAGGCAGAAAAAGAAATCATTGATTTTATGCAGTATATGCCCGAACACCTAACAATCAAAAAGGTAAACAATGCAGTCAAGACAGCAAGACTAACAGCAAAGGCAGAAGCAGAAGACGCTACAGAAGCCGAAAATAAGCCCGTAAAGGAAGAAACAGCCAAAGAGGTAGAAGAACCCGAAGAAAAGGAAAATAAGCCTGTAGAGCCAAAGAAACGCGGTAGAAAGCCAAAAGCAAAGGTTAAGGCTGTACCTGTAGAAGAACCAAAGGCAGAAGTTGAAGATGATGAAGATGATTGGGATATCGAAGATGAACCAAAAGAAGTAAAGAACCCTAAGAAGTCAGCATTTATTGAAGAAGATGAAGATGAATCATGGTACATCTAATTTAGTTACATTACAAGGTCATATAAATTAATTAAGGGGGGTAGGCGGTTAGTCTACTCCTTTTATTTTTTTAAATTAAAATAAGGAGAAAATAAAACAATGGAAATTGAAATTGAAAAGGTAGCAAAGATAGAACACATATTAAACTTAGATTATTCAGACCCGCAAGGCAGGCAGGCAATAGATAAGGTGTTAAGAAGGATAAAGCCTTTTAGAAAGTACCCGATGGATGTGCAGATACCTTTAGAGAAGTTGGAAAAGTTAGTTTATTTGTTAGTCAATAAATACGAGATAATCCCGCAATGGATTAATTTAACTTATGATGCTTCTATCAAGTGCCTGTATAGTGTAAGTGTAAAGACCACATATAATCACGTATGGTTAGGCAGGGTTTACGCTATGTCTATCTATGAGTTATTCGTTAAACTATGTATTAAGTTATGGGCAGAGATAAAGAGTAAGAATATACCCGTAAGACAGACTACAGAAGCAGAGAAGCAGAGACAAAAGAAACTAGATAAAATGAAAGGAGAATAAAACAATATGCATGATACAGTTCATATAATTTTAGACATAACAAAGGACATTGCAAGAAACGTTAAATATTGGTTTGACAATAACATAAGAAACCTACCATCTTTATTGAATATAGTTTTGCCCTATCTTATGTATTTTCTAGGTATTAAATTAAAATTAAATTATATCTATCTAATTATTCCAATTGTAGTTTATTTAATATCTTACTATTCCAAGTCATACGCGAATAAGATTAATAAGGGTTCTAGTATTCCAACCCCCGCCAAGCGTTTCACCAGCGAAGACGAGTACGGAGAGGTATCCATCAATCAAGATAGACTATCAGAACTAATCTTATATATAGCAGACTTAGAGGACTTCTTAGAACGTAAAGGACTTCTATAAGCCCCACATATCCATTCTAAGGGCTGTTTATATATTACAGGTACAATTTACCCAATACAGCAGTAACAGCCCCTACAAGCCTTATATAGGCTTTTATACAGCATTACAATAATAGAGGTATTAATATAATGACAGATAAAGAAAGACTACAGGCGTTTAAAGAAAATCTTTTCGATATTAGACGATGCATAGATGAAGGCGTACCGTGCCCGTATGGTATATGTAATGAGTGTATCGCTTCTAATAACTATAGGGATTTTCTAAGCCTAATACATACAGATTTGACAGATGAGGAACTAAGAGAAAAGGAGTATAACAATTATGAACAGCGAAGAGAAGAAACAGAATGAAAAGGTAATATTAATGAAAACACTACTTGACTTATACGAACAAAATGAATTATTTCAAAATATCGTAGTACAAGAGTATATTGATAAGTTAGAAACCAAACTAAAAGAACTATTATAATTAAACAATTGAATATTTTTACAGCCTACAGAATAGCCCTGTAGGTTTTTTTATGCTTCTGTTATGCTTGTATGCTTACAATACGCTTTATTTATTTAATGAGCGCCATTCATTTCATTATATAGGTGTTATTATACCTATCTATTATAAAAGTCTCTTAAAACGCCTTATTTAGCCTTATAGGACTATATCCTTGCTATGCTATGCTTATATTATTCATTGATGAAGTTGTAAAAGGTTATAGAACGGGCTGTTATATCCTTCTATGATGATATGCTTCTATTTAACCCATATAGCCGATATGAGAGACTTTTATATATATTGGTGTTATTCTACCTTTTATATGCTTACATTCTCTTATAGGGCTTATATGGGCTTTATAGGCTATCTATATGCTTATACACATAAGAGAGAAGGAAATACAAACAACAGGGAAAGAAGAACACCAGCAGAACGGAAAAGAAAAAAAGCATAAAATAAATAGCGCATAATTAAATAATAATGTTAAAATGATATGCGCATACGTATAAATGATAGTGCGTAAATATATTTTAAGCCTATTTATTTAAAACACCGCAGATAATACCGCACCAATTAATAAAAGAGTGCTGTTTTATTGTGCTCCTATCTTTTCCCATTTAATCCCAAAATGATAAAATAGCATGAAAAGGGCTATAAAGTATATTGCGCATATATATAAAAGGGGTTGCGCATACTGTTTTTAATGTTTTTCACTTTTTATCATGTCTTTATTGTATACAATCTTGTCAAGTCTTTTTTTAAAATTTTCACAATTAGAAAATTTAATCATGCAATTCAAAAAATGCCCTTATAATCAGCATAATTTAAAATGGCAAATTGAAATTATGAATCAACAAAAAAACTTTTTAAAAAAAAGTACTTGACAAATTTGTGCGCGCAGTGGTACTATTGGGGAGTAAGGAGTGTAAGCGAGGTGGGGCATGAAGCGGTTCGCTTCACTTAAACTTCACTTAAATAAGATAAATCTTATTAAGATAATATCTTATTAATAACTTATATATCTTATAATGTTTAATACTAATAATAATTATTTACCGTATAACAATAATATTTATTACTAATAGTATTTAACAGTAATATAAATTATATATGTTATTTACGGTATAAAATATTTATAGTATAAAGTATTAGTATTTCTATTAGTATATAAGTTAATTAGTATATGAGTTATATTATTTGTAGTATTTAACATGTATAATAATTATCACAGTGTATAAATAACATTGTGTTATTATTAAATTAATTTAAAAATATTTAAAATAACTATTTACAAACGGTTAAAAATCAGTATAATGGTAGTTGTAAAAGGAAAACGAAAGTTCTTGGAATAGAGGTAAAAGGTTATGGAAATAAAATTAAAAACATTTAGTGAAATTAGAGAAATGAAGTTTAGCAGTGCAGATGAAAGAATGGATTACATGGTTACAGAAATTTGTAATTATAGATTTACGTTACAAAAGATGATTATTAATGGTGTTGATAAAACATCTAAAGAATATTTAAGTTTAGCACATGATTATTCTAACTTGTTAGATGATTGGGCTGAAATGTATGTAATTAAATTTATAGACCAAAAGAGCGCAGTTTATAAAACTAAACAGCAGTTGATTAAAGAACACGCGCAGGAGTTAAACACAATTATTTTAAACAGATACCAAGAAATGATTGATAATCATTTAAAATTAAATAAATAATTTAAAAAAAAGACTTGCAAAAAGTTAAAAATGTGTTAGAATAGTATTTGTAAAAGAGATAAACAAAAAAAAGTGTTAAAGGAGAACAGAAAAATGAGAAAAGTTAGATTACAAGGTATTTATGAAGAAAAAGAAGCCAAAGAAGTAAAGGACTTAAAGATTGGCGATGTTATCACATGGAACTATGGATACCAAAGTAAGGTTGTCAACATGACACCATCTAAAACAGGAAAGACAATTACATTATCTTTAGAAAGTTTAGATGATAACATTATCAGAAGTAGAAAAATGAAAGCCACTACTTTAGTAGTTGCATAAATTATAAATCATGGTGAGGCGATAACACCCGATTACAAAAACACCATTAAATTAAAAAAAATATTAAAAAGTACTTTACAAGTCTATAAGATTGTAGTACAATGTATTTAGAAAGTTAGTTACTAATGTCAATGAAAAAGACAGCATACAGCCAAAGAAAAGGGCGGGTAACAAAGTGCTAAGTTAAGAAGTGTTTAAGACAAAGAGTAATAAGAAAATTAAAATTAAGTTAGTAAGTAAATAATTAAGTTATGTAAAAGCGCTATACATATCTTAGTTAATTAAAATAAATATTACATGTCAAGAATGACTATGCTATAATCTAATCTGTCAATCCTTGAAATCATTTTAAATAGAATGAGTGTTTCATATTGAATTAAGTTTCCAATAGTTTATAAAAACTTATAGCATAGTTAGAAATTAATAAATTAATTGTAGGGCTTAGTTTATTAGTTTGTGTGTAAAAGAGAAAATAAACTTTTGTGAATATCTCTTATAAAATTAAAATTAAATATTCATTTAAGGTTGTAAATATGCATTTCTGAAAGTGTTTATATTTCACATTGTAGAATGTAGATGTAGAATAAGAATAATCCTTGAAATATTTTTAAAACAATACAAAGTGTGTTTCTAATTTCGTAAAAAAATACTTTTTGATTTATCAAAATACCTTTTATTTTATTAATGGTTGATTATCCAACTAATTTAATCATTTTTATAAAATAGTTATAAGAATTAAATCCCCTTATAACTTAGTACAATTTATTCACATTCAGTTACTTTTTAATCTATAGAATGCAAGCAAGCAACTTATAGTAATAATTTCATTAATGTTTATCTTAAATTTCCCAT